CGCGTTAATTTAGCCAGCTGATCTGCAAACGAATTGTTTTTGGTCTGCTCTAAACCAAAATAGGCGCTATTTTTAGCATTTCTACCCGCAATAAGAGCGTTATTCATATCTGATAAAGAAGGCATTATTTTACAAACCTCTTCCAATTAAATCTTAGATCTTCCCCAATAGGAGTATTAGTGCTATCTAGAACGCCTAGCCTTTGTTTGTCATAGTTAACATTAGTCTTAAAAAGACTACCGCCTTTCCTTTTTCTATCTAAATACTTTGATGTTCCGCTGCCTACAACTTCTATGCCGCCAGCTATTGCTTGATCTCTAAGAGCGTTTGTATTAGCCGCTGCCATTATGCTGTTATTAGTATCTCTAATTCCTATATTAGAAAATATATTTGTAGCATCCCCCTCTTTATTAAGCTGTCTGCTTATAATATCAGAACTTGCTTGAGTACTAAGGGTAGAACCTTTTCTAAGAGCGTCTAAATTTTGAGTCCCCAAAATATTACCTATATCAATATTAGGCATGGATGATAAAGCGTTACTGTAATTAACGTTAGAGTTAGCATCTGTTCCTTGAAACACATCTGCTTGGTTTCTATCTTTAATAGCTGATGTAAAATCTGTATCCGCAAACTTTTCTAGCTCTGGGTTAATTTTATCCATATAGGCATTAGCTTCTTTAGTTTTATACAACCCCATAGCAGCTGTTATTTTTTCTGCTTCTGTTTGTTTTGCTTTTTTGACTCCCATACAACTAACCTATATTTTTCTTACAAACGTTATTTCTTCTATTTCAAAGCCTATACTAGAATATAACCTAGATAAAGGTTTTGTAGTAGTAATTGCTTCTAACTGTGTACATCCTGCATTTCTAGCAAGATCATCAAAAAATCCTAAATAGTCACTTAAAGTATGGGCTTTTCTAACTTCCGGAGCAAACCAAGCTAGCCATATAAAAAAAGATTTTTCTTGCGTAAACTCATTGGGGATAACTTGTGCTACTACAAACCTATTTCCGCCTGCAGTTAACAAACAAGATTCTCCTGTTTTACAGCTTGCATACACATCTTCAGGGCGGTTTTTAATATTAGCTTGAGAAGAAATTATCTCTTCTACCCCTAATTTAACCCAATCCCACTCTATTGCAATATCGCTAATTACAAACTCAGGAAGATGTTCTTGTAAAGAATTAGTATTAGTTACAAGCTCCATGTTTTAAAAGGACAATCTTTTGCCCGCATATTTTTGAGCTTTGCGGTTACTTGGAGCTATGCCCCCATAATTTACTTTACCTACTGCAGGAGTGTCCCCACGGCGGCCACGTTGTTCTGCTGAAGTAATGCCCTCATTATAGAACCCAAAATACACACCCGCTGAACTAACATCTGACCACTCTTTTGATGGCATTCTTAATAGCCGCCCAACTGCTCCATTTATAATAGTATCTCTATAGTCCGACATAATAGTGTCATCACAAGAAGTAGAAGTATAAGTAGGCTTTAAAGCAACTCTAACTATTAAGCTATTAGCAGTACTGGCGCTAGGAACTGGTGCAATCCAAAAAGTGGTAATGTTATTTTTAATTATATACGCAGGAGAGCCTGTTTGGTTTCTCCAGTTAGGTATCCTTTGCTCTAACATTCCGCTAGTTACGGGCTCTAAAGAATCTCCACTTAAAACGCCCCATACTATTTTATGCACACTTGTGCTTAATGGAGCATCAAACTCGTATTCGTACATATTAGCTACAGTACTTATTGCATCAAGTTCCTGTTGATATACAGATGCTTTCTCGCATAGCTCTATAACAGATGACCTAATGTGTTGTATAACTAACGCATCAGGGCATCCTGGAACCATCGGTAATATTTCTGGTAGTAAAGATTCGTAAGTAGTAGCCATTAAACTTGCCCCTGTACAGTAGGTGCCATAGGCGCTGCACCAGTAGTAACATTAGGGGAAGTAAAATTATCAATCTGCGTTTTACTAACTAAAGCCCCCATAAACAGTTGATAATGAGTAGTAGCACGTTGCTGGCTAGCAGATTCTGTTTCTTTCATATACCCACGATACAACACATAATCTAATACTGCATTAGCATAAACATCAGGTACGCCTAAATTAGCGTTAATAGCAACAGTAGCTGGATTTGAGGAGTAAACTAATTCTATGTATGCATTACCCGCAACTCCTGGGTATACATAAAAGGTTCTAGGGTCTTCTTCCGAATACATATAGTTTTTGACTATATTAGTATGCTTAGAATACCCGGCTACGGTTGGGTCATGCCAATTAGGTTCTTGTGCATCGAGCGCATCGCGAGACACTATTCTTATTGCAGTTTTTCCAGTGCCGCTACTGGCCGCAGACATATTTCTAACTACTTTTAATAATCTATTTCCGCCGCTAGGAACAGACTGTTTAGTTCCAGTAGCTAAAGTAATAGTTGTATTAGTAGCAGTTGCATCTGGTTTTAACAGAGCTATTTCTCTTTGAGCATCATTAAGCCAAAATAAAAGCTCCGCTGTAGTCCAGCGTATATTAGATGTATCTTGAAATATAAATTCAGCCCTATCTACAACGCTCTGTACAGTTACACTCATGTTTTACCTCAACGAGAATTCAATGCTTCTTGCCATGCTGCTTCTCGTTCGTCAGTCAATACTGCAGAACCGAAAGCTTTATTTACTACAGTAGCTTTTGGCGTTCCATCTGTTTTAAAACTAGTAGGATTACCTTCTTCCATAATGCTCTGTAGCACTTTTACTATACTTTGAAATCTATCAACCCGTTCTTCTTTTTGTGATTCTAATGTAATACTAATTTCTTCTTGTATAGAAGTAGAATCTTGAAAAGGCGGTTGTTCCTCAATTATATTTTGTTCTGTAACTTCTTTTGCACCTTCTTGCAAAGCTAATAATCCTATCTCTAAAGACATTTCTCTAGGAACCCCAGGTTCAAATAGAATAACAGCGCCGTGTGTAGTAGCAATTCTTAAAGGTTTATCACTAACAATCTTCATAACTATTCCTTTAGTTAAAAAATGACTCCCCCGATTAAAGGGGAGCCACACTTTTTATTACCCAGAGATTAATGCTCTTAAAGTAACAGTCACTGCAGCAACACCTGTTGCTGGAGCAGTAGTTATTTTAATATCAATAGTATCATCCGCTGGATAGGTATATCGCAAAGATGCAGCTTCGGCAGCAGTATCAAGGCCTTGTCCTAAGCGAACAAAACCACCTGCTTGACCTATAGTGCTGGCTGAAACATAACGATCATTATCAACGCCGTCTCCGACTGCCATTACTATGGCTGGAGAGCCGCCGGTATCAGCGTCTGTTTCTACCAACATCTGGACATCTAGGATACGTTCACCTTCAAACACTTTGATCATTTGAACGACATCGTTTATGACCCAAGCAGCTGAAGTTACGTACGTAGTCTCTCTAACGCCGATCATCCCATCCGGAAATGGTTTGAACAGAGAATTAGAGGTTGTCTGTGTAGCTGTAAATGTAGTAGCCATCTATACTTCCTCCTAGTATGCAGTATCAAAAGCGATAACACCGAAGTCTTCGACTGCGCTGTTGTAATCACTGTTGTACTTTGGTTTACGAAGACCGAAGATCTTCCCGATGCTGATACCCTGTTGGTTACCATAATCAAAGTTGTCTTCGACAATTTCAGGAAGGCCAATATCTGCCATCGCAAGTGACTGCGCTCCACAAAATAGAGCTCGTGCGCCATTAATGTCAGCGTCAGCACCCCATTTGTAACCAGCAGCCCCAGCATTTGCCGAAGTACCAGTAGTACCATTGGCAGTATTAAACACATGACGATACTCATGTACTACAACACCATCGACCAATACGCTAGAACTTCCAGCAAACAACTCATTCTTAGGCCCACGAATACCCGCATTACGGACGTTAGCCAAGAAATCACTGTCTAATTTTAGTTTAGCCATTTGCTGTGGAGTTACGAACATGTGGAAAATTTCTTCTCCGCCTGCACCGCGCATTCCACGGATGTAGTTGTCTTTAGCATAAGCTTTCAACTCAACAATACATTTGTATTGCATTGTGTCAGCAGCAACTAGAGCAGTTACATCACCAGCAGATAACCCGTTAGTAACATCCCATCTTCTATGACGGTTTGTAGTAGGGGCAGATACATCACTAGCAAACTCAAGGTCTGCTAGATCATGTCCAGCTGAAGAACTTGTAGGTCTTAGCGCACCACTAGTTTTTAAAGTGTAAGCAACACCTGAAAGTGTTAAAAACGCCAACTGGTCTATACGATCAGCTATAGCATAAGCTAGTGCATCTCGGCTAGTTTCCCGAAAGTTAACAACAGACTTTTGATCGGCTAAACGGCCTGCGACTCGGTTTGCGAATCGTAGTTGATCTAACTCGATGGTCAAGTCAAAAGCTCTAAGCGCTTCTTCGTTACCTTCTAATGTGTTGTCGCCTGTTATGCCGTCTCCGGTCATATCTGCAAGCAACGTTATGACAGCTTTGGTACCTTTATCGGATTTAGTAAGCTCCGTAATACGTTGTACCATCGCGTTTTGTCCAGTTCCTGCGAACTGATTTATGAACGAGAAGTTTCTTGCTACTCGCCAAAAGTCTCGACTCCAAGCCGTTAGCTGGTTTGAAGTCAAAGCTGCAAAGTTAGTATTAGCCATTGCTATATACTCCTAATTATTTACAAAATTTAACTTAAATTACCTATAGCCAACTTTTGGAGTGGCAATTCCGTATACCTTTATCGTAAGGGAAACGGTTTACATACATTATGGAGTATGAGTCCAATATATTTAACGCCCTATCAGGCGAAAACGTCATCTTACGGCAACGACCTCGGTTTAATATCGCATAAACAAGCGAAAACTTATAAAAAGCATAACTGCGCAAGTAACTTTATGCAAGCTATACTATATCACCGCGCATACGTTTTAATGTAGCGGCAGGTAATGCATTAAACTCTTCTTCAGTTAAAGTAGACATATCTTGTGCTACTTCCCCATGAGAAGAAGAACTTTCACCTGGTATTTCAGGCGGTTGTGACTGTGCTGCCTTTAACTTTTTCTGGTTATTAGCGCGTTTCTTGGCTACTTCATCTACTGGTTTAGTAACAGCAGGAGCAGCTAATGCAGACTCAGGAGCTGCATCTGCAAAACCGTGGTCTTTAATCACAAAGTTAGCCGCTTTAGATAACGCATCTACCGGCTGGTACCCTTGAGTTATAAACGCATCGCGTAAATCTACAACTTCTTGGGTAGCATCAGCGTTAAATGTTTCTGAATGCTGATCAAATACAGGGAAAGTAGACTCTAGCTCAGCAGCTGCTTGCTGCAACACAGTCGCTTGTTGGCTATGCTCAACTGTCTGCCCCATTTTCTGTTCCATCTCAAACTGAATTTCAGCTTTTTCCGCCGCTCTCATTTCTTTTCTAAGCGCTGTAGCTTTAGCTGTTTCCCCATCTAGTATAAATTCTTGGTATTCAGCTTCTTTAGTGTCATAGTCATATGGTTCTGGAGCATTTTCTACTGGAGTGTTTTGCGCCTGCAGTTCTTCAAGTTGTTTTTGTAGCGCTTTCTGTTTAGCAAGCACAGCATCTAGCCGTTCTTTCGGAACCATATGCTTCTTAGGCTCAGCCACCGGCTCTTCTACTTCAGCTACAGTTTCTTCTTCAACCTCAGCTTCGGGTTCTTCTTCAGCTTGGGCTTCAGTTTCCTCTACTTGAGCTGCTTCTACCTCCGCCTCTTCTTCGGCTTTAGTTTCCTCTGTTTCAACCTCAGGTTCTTCTACTTCAGCCACAGTTTCTTCTACTACTTCTTCATCCATAAAATTTAAGTCTAAAGACTCTTCTTGCTCCATAGGATCTGCTCCTACTCTAGCATCAAACACAGGCCCATTATTTTCAGTGAGGTCACCAGCTTTTACTTCAGCCATATCTATTCTCCTAGATTACTTTCTATTATTAAAACTCAGTATGAAGATCGTTTTTTATTTCTTCCTGTACTTACTTTCTTCTTCTTCTTTCTACTAGTTATTTTATCTACTAGCCTAGAAAGCACTGTAGATGTAGATTTTTTAGTACTTGTGCGCTGCGGTTGCTTTAGTATTGTTCTCTTTTTAGCTGTTGTTTGTCTAGGCCCATCTATTGTTCCAACACCGGCTTTTCTTTTAGTCGCTGTAGTTGTAGCTTTAGGTGTAGATTTTTTAGTGCTCATACGTTGCGGTTGCTTTAGTATGCTTTTATTTTGAGTTTTTGGTTTTCTAGGCCCGTCTATTGTTCCTACGCCTGCTTGTTTTTTAGGAGTTGGTTTTTTCTTATTAGACAAAACCGAAGCATCTATAGACTGCGACATTTTAACGCCCGCGTCTCTCTTGCGCGTTCCTGTTAAATCAATATTCCTTGATTGCGTTTTAGTCAACCCGCGCTTGTTATCTCTACTTGCAATTTGTTTTAGCTCGGCATTAGTTTTTCTTGGCGTTACTTTTTTCTTTGTTGCCTCTAATGCTGCTTTTCTTTTTCTTTTTCTGCTTTCACTTGCTTCCTTCATTTCGTAGTAGCTTTTTTCTGAAGCACTGCCGTAACGCCCTTTTCTATTATCCCCTCGTCTGTTCATTATAGCCATTACGCATATCTCCCTTTAGTCCTGTTCTTTTTTGATGTGGTTACAAGTTTTTGTTTTTTCTTTTTCTTTTTCTTTTTCTCTTTTTTAGCTAATCCTATATAGTTTGCCATAACTATCTCCTTACTGAGTTGTGGTTGGTAATTGTGGAGGTACAATTGGCGCTGCTGTTTGTTTAGCAGCTGTATTCATGGCAGCGCT